AGAATCGCCATAATCCAATTTAAATGAGGTGTCTGATACGATTATAACCCACTAATGCGTAAGTCTATTCTCGTCCATTGTAGAGTCCTTTTCATGGGTGTCGCCTGATTCATCCTCTGTATTGTCCTGAATCATAGCTAACTTAGGTTTTAGCGCAGGAATCTTACTAACCAGACCTTGTAATTCTTCAATTAACTCAGCGTCTGACCTTTCTTGTCCTTTATCTACATTTAAATTTATATTCTGAGAACTAAACCCACCCATTTCTAAAACTAATTTTGCTGTATTCAATCTAACCGTATCTTGATCCGAGTGTAATAAGTTTTGTAATACAGATATTGCTAGTCCAGATGTAGATGTAATCCTTTCTTCATTTTTTTCTCTAATTTCGTTTGTATATTTATTTTTTAAATATCTACCCATTTGTTTAGAATTTTTTTCCCATCCTGCTAATTTCGCAGACTGAGAAGCATTACCTGCGCTTTTTCCTTCACAATATAATTCTACAAATTTCATTTCTTGTTCTTTATCTATTTTTTTCGGCATCTGCATTCTCCAATAACCATATCTTTAATTTATTAATTGTCTCTTTAGGTAAAGGTAAGTCTTTTCTATATTTAATCCAAGACTTATCCAATACGAGACTCCCATCTATATCTACTTGTGTATCACTTCCTGAGACGTGGCTAACAAGTGTTATAGTTTTGTCGTTTTCATCTACGACTAATCCGATTGATATACAGTCAGCTAATGTATTTTCTAATTCTTTTATATTTGTCCACCCAGAGGTTGGGGTAATTGCGTCTTCCCAATTAATCACTACTAATTTTGGTTTCATTTTTTACTTCTTAGATAATTAAGATAATCAGCACCCTCTTGTACTTCCCAAAATACTTTAATAAAGTCTGGATGGTCTTCTGTGAGTTCAGTATTAAATACAGCAACAGCACAAGCTGACATCATCTTACATGGAAGATTAAGTTGTCTTGCAAAGTTGTCGTACTTTTTATACGAGCCAACCTGTACACAATGCATAATTTTATCTGAGTTAGCATCCTTGATAGGACTGTATCCTGATACATGAGTATGACCTGCTATCAATAAGTGGTCTCTTGCATTGAACAATGCGTGTTTAACAATACCATGAGCTGTATTGTACATGGAATGTCCTCTGAAGTTATGAGAACAGTTTACCTTTATTTCGTGTTTAGGTAGTTTGATTTTAAGTCTTGCGTTATGTTCTGAATATACAGACTTCAATGGTTTGCACATCCATTTAATCGGATCGCCCTCCATAGCCCACATATCATGGTTACCTGCAACGATAAATATATAAGGTGTTGCATTAACTAACCACTCTACTAACTGCCATTGTTGTTCGCCATTAGTTGTTTGGTCTGCCCATAATCCTGCTAATTTACCACGTCTAGCCCAATTATTAGACAAATCACCAACAGAACAGGCATACATACCATCTGTCTTATTAACGATATCTATGTGGTTTCTAAGTGATATCCAGTCACAACCATCATCATCAACATGAGGGTCGCCTTGTATGTAAAGACCTATAGGTTTTGGGTCTTTTATTTTTATGTTTATAAATTTATCTTTTCTTTCTCTGGCATCTTTTCTTTTAAAGACTTCAGTTCTTGCATCAATTAGTTCTTCTGTAGTCCAATCTGTTTCTGTTCTTTCTTCTAGTTCATAATTTTTCATTACTTCTGGATGACATGTTTTCTTTCCACAAGTCTTACACTTCCATCTTCTTACTTTTCTTTCAGTACCATCATGTCCATTCTTAATTAAATGCTCAGACTTACAATGAGGACAACGCAAAGCATTGCCATCATCATCTCTTTGTATGATACCAACCCTACTAAGATTGCCACCATTGTTATGTATGGTCATTTGTTTTTTTCCTGTTTGATTAAATATTCGAGATACCACTTAGCTTTCTCTAAGTCTTGTATAGGTGTGCCTTTATAAGGGAATCGGGTAACGTATTTCACGATGTTCCCACGAACATAATCCATATCCCATGATCTTATGTATTCGATTGTCTCTATACCTTTAGTATAGTGACTTGGTCGATTAATAAGGTCTTCTTTCTTCTTCATCAATCTTGTCCATAACTTCATCCCAAGTTATTGGTGTACAATTTAAGAACACTATACCACCATATTTATAGTCAAGTCTATTATTGATTCTTGACTTAATGCTGATTTCTGCTTTGGGATCAATCGCATGGATTGCTTTGATGATTTGCATTTCCCTTTTTGTGTAGGGAATATTTGCACTCATAGTTATCTCCTATTAGTTTAAGCATATATCCATTTAGTAATGTAATATGACATAACCAATATAAGTATAAACTCTAAGACTGATAGTTCAGGTCTTAGATATTTCGTTCTTACCTTACTTAATAAGAACTTAATTATCTTTATCATCGCATTAAAGGATTACTATTTCTAGCTTTTAAGCCCTCTAATTCTGTTCTAAGTATTGATAATTCTTTTTCTAGTGGGGCAATATTAGGTACTGATCTTCCTTCAACCACCTCTAGTCTGTTTAAAATCTGCCCGACTTGAACAAACAATCCACCTAATGTAATAACTAGTCCTAGTATTCCTGCTATTGTCTTGATGTCCATAGTCTGTCCTCGTAAGTTTGATTTGGGTAAATGTTTCTAATATCAACATAGTTACTGTTAGTGTATGTACCTATATCAATACTTTGTAATTCAGGTTGTATAAATATATCTGTGTTTACTTTTGAGTAAGAAGATATTTTATTATCTTTAGCCATGACTTTAGCTACTATCATTTGTGTAGCTTTTAGCTGACCATCTATTGTTTTAATTTTGTCTGCCACTTTAATAGATATTTCTTCTATTGTTAGTTCGGTTTCAAAACTCCTACTGTTGTCTTGTGTGCTTTCAGATACTCCTGCTGATTCTGTTTCGACAGCTCCTCCTGTATCTTCACCCACTTCCGTATCTCTTTCTGTTTCTTCGACAACTTCTGTTTCATTTACTTCCTCCACAGGTGCTTCAACTATTTCTTCAAATACTTCTTCGATAGCAGGTTCTTCTATAACTTCTTCTACTATCTCAGGTTCTATCATAGCAGGAGCTAATACAATAGTCTCCTCTACAAATTCTTCTTCTATAAAAATAGGTTCTTCTATTATCTCTACAATTGGTTCTTCAAATACCACTTCTTCAATAATAGGTTCTTCGTAAACAAATTCTTCTATATATATCTCTTGTATATCATTCGATATTTCTGTAATAGCTGATTGTGTTGCAACATCTACTACTACAGGATCATACTCGATAAACAATGTAGGACTTTTTAGGTCAGCACCATAATGAGATATAGAATTACTGTTCTCATTAAAAGTATATCTAACTGTTATATCGTAATCTTCTTGGCTATTATTACCAATAATAATTGAATCAGTATGTGTGCAATAATAACAACCATCGTTGTTTATAGTTTTAGTCTGTGTAGTTACATTGCCATTATCATCTACTAAAGTTTGTGTTATCTCTACGTTTTGTTCTATCTGATTCCAGAACCAAATATCTGCACCTGCCGTAGATGTAAACCCATTATTAATAATACCTTTAGATAATCCTGCATTATTTTGTAATGAGATACTATTTTCTATGTATTCTCCATCAACACCTGCTGCAATATTATTGCCATGATTGTGGTCATTTGTTCCAGACCAACCATTGGCAAAGCTATTGCCATCATAAATTTGTTGGTTAAGGAGATTTTCTGTGGTGTCTGAATTTGCCACTAGAGGTAGCATTAACAGTATCAAAAACTTTTTCATTACCGAGTTCATCCCATCGTTGTTTAGCTTGTTCACCAATCAATCCATCTATAGGACATGGTGTACCTGCATCCATCATAGATTTCCAAACAGACTTGTCTTGGCACATCAATGATATTGCTGCGACTTTCATACCTAAACCATTAAGCAGTTTAGCTTTCTTTCTGCGTTCACATTCCATATCGTGATAATAAGTACCCATAGATGTGCTAAAGCCAATAACAGTCATGCCAATAGAAAGGGGTATTACACAACTGTCTTGACCATATACTGACATAGCAGGTGCTGTTGCAGAATTAACAGCAGTCTCTTGATTGGAGTTATTAGTTGTAGAATTAGTTGTGGTATTAGTTTGT